GCTCAACTCAGTTAGTAAAAATAAAAACAGATGGGAATGTAGAAGTTACTGGAACGGTATCAGACAGCAAAGGCAACCTGCGTTCTATACCTAAAACAACAAAAAGTGCAAATCATTCTATTGTTGCTGCTGATGCTGGAACGCTTATTGCAACTAATAGTCAAATAACAGTTCAAGGAAGTCAGATGAGTGTTGGTGATGCCGTAACTATTTTAAATAACAGTGGGTCAAGCATAGTTATAAATAGAAATTCAATATCTTTATATAACACAGGAAACGGTAATAATGAAGATACAAGCCTTGGTGCAAGGGGAATAGCAACTATTTATTTTCAAGATGCTGCTAATGCCTACATAAGTGGGTCGTCATTAGGATCTTAAAAATGTACCTACTAACTAACACACAAGGAGGTTATTAATTATGACACCAATTCAACAAATGCTTTTAGGTGTAGGTGGTGGTGGTGTTCAAAATTATTCTGTTGATTTTGTTGGATCTGATTCGTCTGGTGACAAAGTTAGTATTCCTGACACTACAGATTTTGAATTTGGTAGCGGTGACTTTACGATTGAAGCTTGGGTAAAACAGTCAAGTGCAGCAGGTGCAGGTGCAGATTCTCATACCATTGTTAATAAATGGCATAACACCTCTAATGCTAAAGAATGGATTTTAAGAATTGACAATGGAACAGGTTCAAACAAACTTCAATGGTTACAAACAACAGACGGTAATAGTAATCAATTTACTACTGGTAATACTACAATCAATACAGGTTCTTGGTATCATGTCGCAGTCGTAGGGCATAGCGGAACTATTAAACTTTTTGTTAATGGGACACAACAATCGGAAACAAACACACAGGGAACAATCAATGCATATTCAAATGAATTAATTTTTGGTTATAACAAATCAAGCGATGGGCAGTGGATGGATGGAAAAATATCAAATTGTAGAATTACTAAAGGTCAAGCACTTTACACAAGCAACTTTACAGTTACAACAACACCTTTAACGCTTACATCCCAAAGTGCAACAGAATCAAATGTAAAACTTTTGTGTCTTAACAAAAGTACAGTGACAGATTCTACAAAAACAACAGGAACTATTACAAATGACGGTGCAACGGTAAGCACAGATAGTCCATTTTAAATATACATGACACATCATATTAAAGATAAAATTGAAGAAGTAAAAGCTGAACTACAACAAGTAGCTGATCAGCATAACAATCTATTAGAGCAGAAAAATGCTGCTCAACAACGCTTCATTGAACTTCAAGGAGCATTAAAAATTTTACAAGAACTAGAGGAATCTAACAATGGCGGAGAGAACGAGTGATGAAGTAGCAGCTATCTTTGCAGCTGCAGGTGATAGCGTAACAGTTATCAATGGTAATAAAGAATCTGATGAAACAAATGCTGAATGGAAAGATAAGCTACAACGTAATGTGGATCATCTTGAAATAATCAAAGCATATAAAAAAGAAGATGGTACAACATCTATCTGGACAAGCGAAGACTTTACTGCACAAGATGCAGCAGTTACATCAGGTAAGTCTAAGATAGCAGCTCTATAATGGAGCTTCCATCCATAAATCTTAGTAGAACTAAACTTCCAAGTGCTCTAGATATGCCAAGCATCCCTCTAGAGCCACCAGAAGCTAATATGCCTGTCTTCCCACCTATTGTTATACCTCCCGGTAATATCAAAGCTCCTAAAGGAGTTGAGTTGGAAGAAGTGCCTGAAGCTACTGAAGATGAGGAAATAGCTAAAACTGAACAACCTACTCTTCGAGTACCTGTTGTTAAGATTGATTTACCTTTACCCAGTGCAGAAGTAGTAGCCACTGCTACCTATGCAGCTGTTGCAGCTGTAGCCACTACCACTCTAGCTACACCTTTATTTGATAAACTTAAAAAACAAATACAAAAGTTCCTACAGAAAAAAGTAGATAAATGGAAGGAAAACCGCCAGAAGAAAAAAAGGGACTCCTCGGTAAGCTAAAAGATGCAGCAGAGGATCAAGAACATCAAATCCAGATCCTTGGAACATTCGTCAGACTTGGCGTTGTGGTTTGGTCAGGATTTATAATAACTATGAATTATGTTGAGATACCTATGGTTAAAAAATCAGGTAACTCAGATATCACGTTCGTTGCCAGTGTATTTACTGGAGCACTCGCAACATTCGGCTTGACTACAGGCAACAACAACAAAAACAAAGGTCCAGTAAATTGTCCTATGGCTAAGAAAAAGGAAGAATGAAGAAATGGCTTTTACTCTTCCTACTGGCATCACCCACGGTAGCAAGAGCAGAATTAGTTCAACCCAACTTCACCCAAGGGTCGATGAACAGTACAACAACTACAACAGTCGATATAGAAGAAGAGATAGTAACAACCACCTATGGAGCAGCATTACAGAAATGGTCGGGAGACAATATAACTCATACTTCAGCAAGCTCTGGAGGAATAGCAGATTCAGATTCAGTCTTCAACATGACAACAGCTGGTTCAGACTTTACACTAGAAATAGTAACAAGAGCAGCGAGTCAGATCATAGAGAAGACAGAAATAGATCGAACTATAGAACAGGAGTCTACTACTGTCTCCTTGTCAGTCTTCTCGCAATAGCACCAGCTAAAGCATCAGATCCAGAAGTTAATAATACCTCTAATCCAGTTGCAGCAGCGACTGGTAATGTAACAAATCAGGCGGTGCAATTCCAGAATAATGGAGCACCGTCTAGACAACATTATGGTGGCGGGGTTAGCTGTAATGGTGCTACTATGACATTCTCTCCATTCTATATGGGGAACCATACAGTACCTTATGATGATGAAATGAGTCAGAGAAGTTATACAATAGCTGAGAATTGGGGAGGACAGATAAACTTCATGTTTCCATTAGATAGAAGAGGATTAGAACAGTGTAGAAAGATAGCTGCACGTCAAGAAGAGAAGCTAAGATTAGACTATGAATTAGTTAGGGTCTTAAAATGTGCTGAACTTCAACGTAAAGGCTTTATGCTAACTGAAACCTCTCGTGTCTATGAAATGTGTAATGATGTTGTCCCTATAGTTGCATACAATAAAGAGAAGAAAGCTGCTGTTAAAAATTATTTGAAAACAGAATGTACTCCAGTTAAAGGATTTAAACTTCCTTGGCAAGAGAAAGAGTACGAATGTCCAAAACAATCAACTAAAATGAGTTCATTTACAGAAAAGAATAAGAATGCAGAAGCATCCTTAGATGGTCCTAATGACCTAAAACCTGAAGTTAAAACTTCTTTTATTATCCAAAAAGAAGCTGCCGAAGCAGCCGCATCAGAAGAATCCGATGAAGATTAAATTAGCAATATTAGCCGCCCTTGTAATTGCTGGTGGCTATGCTGGTCATAAGTATAATCAGTTTAGGAATTCACCTACTGGTAAAGTTATAGAACAGCTTCAAGAAAAGAAAAAGTTAATTGAAAACTTACAAAAATCACCATTACAACTACCCGAATCACTAAGAAAATGATCCTAATTATCAAGCCCATCCTTTTCGCCTTCTTGAAATCAGATGCCGTTAAGAACCTAGTAATTGATTTACTAACAGCTTATGTAGCTAGAACTGATAACAAATTAGATGACCAAGCATTAGAAATTGTTAAAAAGAAACTATTAGTATAATGGCTAAAGCCAAAGAAGAGAAGTTTAATGAACTTCATAACCTCGTCACTGAAGAATTCTTAAAGAGAGTTCGTAGTGGCGAGGCTACTACCCAAGATTTAAAAGCAGCGTGTGATTGGTTAAAAACTAACGATATCACTGGTATAGCCTATGAGGGTACACCATTAGATAAGTTAGCTTCTATCATACCTAAAGTAGACCCAGAACTCGTACAACATAGACTCTATGGCAGAACTAGGCAAAACAGCTAGGCATTATCGGAAGAATGCCAAATCAAGAGCTAAACACGTTAAAGACAATAGTCCGGGTGGTAAATACGCTCATTCTAACGAATATAAAAGAGCACACGGAAAAGCTAGAGCAAGCTTAAAGATTAAATCAAAGAATGTTGATGC